AGGAGGAGATAATTTTAAAAAATTATATAATAGTTCAGATGTTACAAAAAGAAACGCCAATGGACAGACTAGCTCGGGACTATATAGTTTGTTCATACCTATGGAATGGAACTACGAAGGATACATTGATGCTTATGGCGTACCTGTATTCAACACGCCAAAAGAACCAGTTGAAGACCCTCATGGCACAAAAATAAAAATAGGTGTAATAGAGTATTGGCAAAATGAAGTAAATGGTTTAAAAGAAGATCAAGACGGTTTAAATGAATTTTATCGTCAATTTCCAAGAACTGAAGAACACGCTTTCAGAGATGAAGCTAAATCTTCTTTGTTTAACCTAACTAAGATATACCAGCAAATAGACTGGAATGCTGATTTAAAAAACAGCGGTATTATAACTCAAGGTGGATTCCAATGGGTTAATGGTGTTAAAGATACAAAAGTTATTTTCATGCCAAGTAAACAAGGTAGGTTTTTTGTATCTTGGATACCACCTGTAGAAATGCAAAATAATGTAATTATTAAAAACGGATTAAAATGGCCTGGTAACGAACATACTGGCGCTTTTGGATGTGATAGTTATGATATATCAGGAACTGTAGATAGAAGAGGCTCTAACGGTGCTTTAACAGGTTTAACTAAGTTTAGCATGGATAATGTGCCACCAAATCACTTTTTCTTAGAATATATCGCTCGCCCACAAACAGCTGAAATATTTTTTGAAGATGTTTTAATGGCTTGCGTGTTTTATGGTATGCCAATATTAGCAGAAAATAATAAACCAAGATTACTATATTATTTTAAACGTAGAGGTTATAGAGGTTATTCTATAAATAGACCTGATAAAAAATATAATAAATTATCTACAACAGAAAGAGAAATAGGTGGAATACCTAACTCTAGTGAAGATATAAAACAAGCACACGCTGCAGCTATAGAATCTTATATAGAAGAATATGTTGGTTTAAAAGAAGATGGAAATTATGGCGACGTATATTTTCAAAGAACTTTAGAAGATTGGGCTAAGTTTAATATAAATAATAGAACATCACACGATGCATCGATTAGTTCTGGTTTAGCTATAATGGCTTGTAATAAAAACAAGTATAGGCCAAACCCTATAATTCAAAAGAAAGTCTATGATTTAGGTTTTAAAAAATATAACAACAAAGGTACATTGTCAAAAATAATTGAATAAATGAAAATATATACTAATTCAAATAGCGCTTTTCCAAGTCAGGTAGTACCGGACGCAGAAAAAGCTTCATGGGAGTATGGATCTCAAGTAGCATCCGCTATTGAAACTGAATGGTTCGATCAAGGTAGAACTAACGGTAATAGATACTTGACTAGTTGGAATAATTTTCACAACTTAAGATTATACGCAAGAGGAGAACAGTCTGTTCAGAAATACAAAGATGAATTATCTATTAATGGTGATTTGTCTTATTTAAATTTAGACTGGAAACCTGTACCTGTTATATCTAAGTTTGTTAATATAGTTGTAAACGGTATATCACAAAAAGAGTTTGATATTAAGGCCTATTCTCAAGATCCAGAATCTGTAAAGAAAAGAACTGATTACGCTACAGCTATAGCAGAAGATATGTTTGCTAGAGAACAAATAGAATTAGCACAAAAAACACTAGGTATTGATGCTTCACAATCTAATATACCTCCTCCTATGTTACCTCAAACAAAAGAAGAGCTTGAGTTACATATGCAGTTAAGTTATAAGCAGTCTATTGAAATAGCAGAGGAAGAGGCTATATCAACTACATTAGCTAAAAACAGATGGGAATTAACTAAACGTAGATTAAATGAAGACTTAGTTGTTTGTGGTATAGCTTGCGCTAAAACTAATTTTAATAAATCCAATGGAGTTACTATAGACTACGTAGATCCTGCTCACGTTATATATTCATATACAGAAGATCCTAATTTTGAAGACATATACTATGTTGGTGAAGTTAAATCTATAACTATACCGGAACTTAAAAAACAGTTTCCGCAAATTAGTGAAGAAGAGCTAGAGAGAATACAAAAAATGCCTGGCAATAGGCAGTATATAACTGGTTGGGGTAATTACGATGCTAATACTGTTCAAATATTATACTTTGAATACAAGACATACATGAACCAAGTATTTAAGTTAAAACAAACTGATAATGGTTTAGAGAAAGTAATACAAAAAACAGATGAGTTTAATCCACCACCTGCAGACACTTACGATAGAGTTTCTAGAAGTATAGAGGTATTGTATAGTGGTGCAAAAGTATTAGGTACAAATACTATGTTAAAGTGGGAGTTAGCTCAAAATATGACTAGACCAGCTTCTGATAGTACTAAAGTTGAAATGAATTATGCTCTTTGTGCTCCAAGAATGTACAAAGGTAGAATAGAATCATTAGTTAGTAAAATAACTGGTTTTGCTGATATGATTCAAATAACTCATTTGAAAATGCAGCAAGTATTATCTAGGATGGTACCTGATGGTGTATTTTTAGATATGGATGGTTTAGCTGAAGTTGATCTAGGTAATGGTACAAATTATAATCCAGCAGAAGCACTTAACATGTACTTTCAAACTGGTTCTATAGTTGGTAGATCACTTACTCAAGATGGTGAACTTAATAGAGGTAAAGTACCTATTCAAGAATTAACATCATCAGCTAGTGGCGCTAAGCTACAAAGTTTAATACAAACTTACAACTACTATTTGCAAATGATACGTGATGTAACAGGTCTTAATGAAGCTCGCGATGGTAGTATGCAAGACAAAGACTCTTTAGTAGGTATAGCTAAAATGGCAGCTAATCAATCTAATATAGCTACAAAACATATTAATCAAGCTAGCTTATATTTAGCTCTTAGAATATGTGAAAACATATCTTTAAAAATTGCTGATGTATTAGCTTTTCCATTAACTAAAAATGCTTTAATAGAAAGTATATCTCTTTATAATGCTCAAACTTTAGGTGAAATATCTAATTTAAATTTACATGACTTTGGTATATATTTAGAGTTAGAACCTGATGAAGAAGAAAAAGCTCAGTTAGAGCAAAACATACAAATAGCTTTAAAGAATAACGGTATTGATCTTGAAGACGCTATAGATATAAGACAAATAAAAAATCTTAAACTAGCTAATCAGTTATTAAAACAAAAAAGAAAAAAGAAAATAAAAAGAGATCAAGCTCAACAAAAGCAAATGATTGATGCACAAGCACAAGCAAATGCCAAAGCTTCAGAAGCAGCTGCTATGGCTGAGGTTCAAAAGAATCAAGCTATGACAGAGTCAAAAGTTCAAGTTGAACAAGCTAAGTCTCAGTTTGAAATACAACGTATGCAAACAGAATTAACTGTTAAACAACAGTTGATGGCTCAAGAGTTTGAATATCAAAAACAACTAGCGCAAATAAAGCTAGGTGTTGAAAGTAGTAAAGAAAAAGAAATAGAAGATAGAAAAGACAAACGAGTTAAATTACAAGGAACTCAACAAAGTCAATTAATAAATCAACGACAAAATGATTCAGCTCCAGTCGATTTTGAGGGTGGAGACTCATCACAACTAGGCACGTTTGGTTTACAAAATATGATGCCGCCTAGTTAACTATTTAATAATTATATAATATTTTATCATGTCAGAAGAAACAAAAGTAAATGAACCTGTCAAGCAAGAAGGTGAGTTTAAAATCAAAAAAAAGAAACCTAAAAATTTAGGAAATCAAGGTAAAGACAACTTAATAAAAGTAGATCTTACTAAACCAGAAGCTCAAGGAGAAGTTATACCAGATGTAATAAAGGTAGATATACCATCCGAAGCGTTAAAAACTGAAGACAATGCCATTCAAATCGGAGAAACAGAGACGTTGGATGTGGGCGAACAAACCGGAGATAGCTCTGGAGTGGACAAACAAGTACCAGAGTCCAGCGAAGCTATTGAAGAAGTTATCCCGATCCAAGAAATAACTGAAGAAGAACAAGAAGTAGAGGAAATAACTAAAGAGGTTAAAGAGGCTAAAAGAGATGAAAAAGTTTTAGGAAGACCTTTGCCAGAAAACATAGAAAAATTAGTTTCATTTATGGAGGAAACTGGTGGTACTGTTCAAGATTACGTTGCTTTAAATAAAGACTACAGTAATTACAGTTCTAAAGATGTTTTAAGAGAATATTACACAAAGGCAAAACCACATTTAGATCAAGAAGAAATTAGCTTTCTTATGGAAGACAATTTTGATTTTGACGAAGATGTTGATGAGCCAAGAGAAATACGTAAGAAGAAACTTGCGTTTAAGGAAGAAGTTGCAAATGCTAAAAAGTTTCTTGAAAGTTCAAAGAGTAAATACTACGACGAGATCAAGTTGAGACCGGGCGTTACTCAAGAACAACAAGAAGCACTAAGCTTTTACGACCAATACAAGCAGCAGCAAGAAAATGCTACAAAATTACATGGTGATTTCAGAGATCGCACTAAAAAATTATTTAGCAACGAATTCAAAGGTTTTGATTTCAACGTTGGGGATAAAAAATTTAGGTACGGTATTAAAGATCCAGGTAAAGTAGGTGAATCACAGGTTGATGTACAAAACTTTGTTAGTAAATATACTGATGAAAGTGGAAGTATAGTTGATCCTGCGGGTTATCATAAAGCAATGTACGCTGCTATGAATGCTGATAAAATCGCTCATCATTTTTACGAGCAAGGAAAAGCTGATGGTATTAAAAATATCATAAGCAGTTCTAAAAACCCTTCACAAGATGGACCTAGGCAGGTTGCCGATGGAAACGTCTTTATTAACGGATTAAAAGTAAAAGCAATTAGTGGATTAGACTCAACAAAATTAAAAATAAAAACAAAAAAATTTAACTAAAAAATTAAAAAATTATGGCTTTAAGTCCTCAATTTGGTAGTATTATACCAAGTCAAAGTCAACAAACGTTGGCTAGTAACTACTTAAACTTTGCTGGAGCAAATGGTGTGAATTTTTCACAACAATATTTACCAGAGCTTTACGAAGCAGAAGTAGAAAGATATGGAAACAGAACTTTATCTGGTTTCTTAAGAATGGTTGGCGCAGAAATGCCAATGACATCTGATCAAGTAATTTGGTCTGAACAAAATAGATTACACATCTCTTACGAAAACGTAGTAATAAGTGGTGGTGGTCTAGTATTAACAATACCTGTTACAGCTGCTAATGCTGCTGTGCCAATATTAAACGTAATCTCTCCAGGCGCAACAATTGTTGTAATGGATGATTTCGGTGGTGAAGCAAAATGTTTAGTAACTGCTTCTGACACAGGTGCTGCTGGTGCTGCTGGTAACCCAGGGCAATTAACAATTCAACCTTACACTGTAGCTAACCTAAATGGTTTATCTGGAACAGTAAAGATATTTGTTTATGGTTCTGATTTCCAAAAAGGAAGTTCTACTGTTAATGCTGTATCTGGAGCAAACGCTATTAATCAAAATGCTAATCCTATGGTAACTGTGGATCCTGCATTTAGTACGTTTGTAAATTCTCCAATAATCATTAGAAGCCAATATACTGTTAACGGTTCTGACACTGCTCAGATCGGTTGGGTAGAAGTTGCTACTGAAGATGGAACTGGTGGATACTTATGGTATTTAAAAGCTGAGTCTGAAACAAGACTTAGATTTGAAGATTACTTAGAAATGGCAATGGTTGAAGGTGAACTTAATTCAGCTGGTGTTGTACCTGCTGCTCAAGGTGGTACTCAAGGTTTATTTGCTGCTATCCAAGATAGAGGTAACGTAGAAGTAGGCTTTACTGCTGCTGCTGGGTTAGACGCTTTTGATGCTATACTAAAGAATTTAGATACTCAAGGAGCTATCGAAGAAAACATGTTATTCTTGAACAGATCTACTGCTCTTGATTTTGACGATATGTTAGCTTCTATTTCTGGTGGATTCGCTGGAGGTACTGCTTTTGGATTATTTGAAAATTCTGAGGAAATGGCGTTAAATTTAGGTTTCTCTGGTTTCAGAAGAGGTTCTTATGACTTCTACAAAACTGACTGGAAATACTTAAACGATGCTTCTACTCGTGGAGGATTAGTTGGACCTGCATCTATTGAAGGTGTATTAGTACCAGCTGGAACTTCTACAGTATACGATCAAATCTTAGGAACAAACATTAGAAGACCATTCTTACACGTACGTTATAGAGCTTCACAAGCTGATGACAGACGAATGAAGTCTTGGTTAACTGGTTCTGTAGGTGGTGCTTTCACTTCATCTTTAGATGCAATGGAAGTAAACTTCTTATCAGAAAGATGTTTAGTAACTCAAGCTGCGAATAACTTCGTATTATTCAAAGGAATCTAATTGATTCAACAAATGTAATTCTTACCCTCGTTGTAACTACGGGGGTAATTATTACTCTTATAAATTATTTAATTATATTATATCATGGCAAAACAAAAAATAACTCAACCAGATGGTTGGGAAATAAAAGATAGAAACTATTATCTAACAGGTAGTAAAACTCCTTTAACACTTACGTTACCAAGTAAGCACACAACAAAACATCCTTTATTGTGGTTTGACGAAGAACTAGGTTCTCAAAGAGAGTTAAAATACGCTACTAATCAAGCTTCATCATTTGTAGATGAACAAAAAGGTGAATCAACAATGGGTCACATTACATTTAAAAATGGTATCTTAAGAGTAGAAAAAAGATATCAAGCATTACAAAAAATGCTTTCTTTGTATCACCCATCAAGAAATCACTTATATAAAGAATTAAAACCTCAGCAGATTGCTAAAGAAGAACTACACGATCTAGAGTACGAGATAGAAGCTATGAACATGGCTTTGTCTTTAGACATTGATCAGTGTGAGGCAATACTAAGAGTTGAAGTTGGATCTAAAGTAAACGAGTTAAGCTCTAAAGAAGTAAAAAGAGACTTATTAATGTTTGCTAAAAAGAATCCAGTTTTATTTGTAGAATTAGCTAAAGATGATAATGTGCAGCTTAGAAACTTAGGAATAAAAGCAACTGAAGCTAACATTATTAAGCTATCTCCAGATCAACGCTCATTCACGTGGGCATCAAACGGTAAAAAACTAATGACGGTTCCTTTTGAAGAGAATCCTTACTCAGCATTTGCCGCTTTCTTGAAAACAGACGAAGGTGTTGAAATATTTAAGTCTATCGAGAAAAAACTTAAATAACATGTAATATTAATATAGGGCTCGTTCACTCGGGCCCATATTATAATAAATAAATTAAAATGGCAATAAACGTAGATCAAGTTTATAAAACAGTCTTGTTGATAATAAATAAAGAACAAAGAGGTTATTTAACACCTAATGAGTTTAATAAGTTAGCTACACAAGTTCAACTTGATATAATAGATACTTATTTTGAAACTTTAAATCAACAACTACGTGTGTCACAAAACGAAAGCGAATATGGCAATCGTTATAAAACAGTACAAGAGAGACTAGATGTTTTTAAAAAAATAGGTCCTTGTACTTATAATGCTGCAGTTGGTACAACTCCAGCTTTTTTTACGCTGCCCACATCTTCCGGTGCAGCTAGTGGAACACAATTAATATCCACTGTAACAAATCAAATAACATTTCCTTTAACAACAATAACACAAAGCCAAGTAGAAGAAAGTACAGTAGTAGTCACTTATTTAGGTGTTGCTTATACTAACTTTTCAATAGCTGGTGGTATATTTAGCTTAACAGCTGGATCTTTACCTACAGGCGCTGCTAATAATATAGTTGTAACTTTGTTTCCACAAGATTTTTATAAATTAGGAAGCGTTTTATATAGAGATGATAGACTTGTTGAGCCAGTTCAAAGAAATGAATTAGCTATGCTAAACATATCTCCTATAAGTAAACCAGTAGAACAGTTCCCTGTTTATCTGTTTGAAGAAAACAAAGTAATTATATATCCTCAATCAATAAGCGATCAAGTTCAAGCTACTTATATTAAAAAACCTGCAGATCCTAGTTGGAACTTTGACTCTTCATCAGGTTATTATGTATGGGATCCAGCAACATCTGTTAATTTTGAACTAGATGTAACAGAGCAAGTAAATGTAATAATACAAATACTATTGTACGCTGGTATAGTAATAAAAGATCAAGCAATAGTTCAAGCAGCTGCTAGTGAAATAGCTCAAGAGGCTCAAAACGAAAGAAATTAATAAGATATGGCAATACAACCAGCAAGCAATGGATTAGTAACTGAAAATGCTCAACAGTATTATCAAGGATCACAAGGATTTAGAGCAGCGGCAGCAGGTGTTAATCAAAAGTTTATAACAGATTTTGATACTGAACTAATTTTAGGTGACTGGAATCCAGTAAATTTAAATTATGGTTTAAACAACTTTAAAGTATATACAAGTCCTTCAGGTATACCTGGTTCTTGGTCTGAGTGGGTTACAAGTATGTCTGTGGGTAGCGACGGTAGAACTATACAATTAGACGCTGCGCCGAGTGCTAACGCATATGTTGTTGTTCAATTAACGATATTAACAGGTGGTAAATATGGTAACACTGAAGCTGAAAAAGCTTATGGTGAAACTGTAGAAGATAACTACGGAAGCTATCAATACACTAAATTAAACGATATAATAAATAACTTTACTGTAGGTTATGTTGGTCAAGGTAAATTAATACCTAATGCTAAAAGAACAGACATAATATTTCACGCTAAACGCGCTATGCAAGAGTTTAGTTATGATACATTAAAAAGTATAAAATCAGCTGAGTTAACAGTGCCAGCTAGTTTAACATTAGTATTACCTCAAGATTTTGTTAACTACGTTAAAATGTCTTGGATAGACCCACTAGGTGTTAAACATCCTATTTATCCTACAAACAATCTTACTACTAGTCCTTTTTATACTCAAACTCAAGACTCGGCTGGTATACCTACTCAAGATAATTTTGGTAATGACGTAGAAGGTACTTCAATTACTCAAGAAAGATGGCATAAAGCAAATCAACAATTTATAAACGGTAACTTCACAAATGATTTTACAAATGACATGTGGGCTTACAACTGGGATGACTTAGGTAATACTATAGGTTCTGGTTATGGCCAAATGTATGGCTTAGATCCTCAGTACTCTCAAATAAATGGATGGTTTAATATGAACGAAAGAGAAGGTAAAATATCTTTTTCTAGTAATCTAGTTGATAAGCTTATAGTTTTAGAATATATATCTGATGGTTTAGCTTATGACTTAGATAGTAGAGTACCAAAACTAGCTGAAGAAGCTATGTATGCTTATATCTTACACGCCTTGATCTCTACTAGAATTAATCAACCAGAATATATAGTACAAAGACTTAGAAAAGAAAAAAGTGCTAAATTAAGAAATGCTAAAATAAGATTATCAAACATTAAACTAGATGAAATAGTTCAAGTTATGAGAGGTAAATCTAAATGGATAAAATCATAATACATGGCAGAAGCTAAAAATAGTTTCATTAAGTCTAAGATGAATAAAGATCTAGACGAGAGACTAATACCAAACAACGAATACAGAGATGCTTTAAACGTAGCAGTTTCTAGGTCTGAGGCTAGTGATGTTGGTGCTTTAGAGTCTATATTAGGTAATGAATTAAGAATTAACAATTCTAATATTAACCAAGAAATTATAGGTGTCTATGTAGATCAAACTAGAGGTTTAGCTTATTATTTTTCAACTGACTATTCAGGATCAGAAACAGCACCTCTTAGTGCTAACTGTTTTATAGCTGTATTTAATATTGATAGTAATACTAGCACTGTACTAGTTGAAGGTAGTTGGCTTAACTTTTCTTCTATATCTTTAGTTCACGGTATCAGTTTAATAGAAGATTTATTATTTTTTAGTGATAATAGAAATCAACCTAGAAAAATAAATATAACCAAAAGTATTGGATACTACGTTAATGAAGATCAAGTATCTGTAGCTAAGTTTGCTCCATATTTAGCAGCTGAGTTTATAGATTTAAGATCTACAGCATCAACAAAACCTTCTACAATGTCTGATGCTAGTGATCCTTTACAAACAAATATAGGCGCTATAACTGTATCATCTGTAAACTTAAATGTTTCTAGTTATAGAAATGGTGATCCTATACCTGAGGCCCAATCAAACCAAGCTTGGACAGATGCAGCTAGCGCCGAACAAGGTGCTTGGTGTTATTATGAAAACTCATTAGCCAACGGGTCGGTTTACGGTAAACTTTACAATAGATACGCTATAGAAGACCCTAGAGGCTTGGCACCTATTGGTTTTAGCGTTATAACTTCAAGTGTATGGAGTAGTGATATAATAACTGTTAATGGGGCCGCAAGACTGAAATCAACAACAAGTTGGGATGCTAATCCTGGTACTAACACTACTGGGTTTAACGCTTTAGCATCTGGCTATAGAGAGGCTGCTGGGGCTTTTGCAGGTCTAGGAACAGAAACTAGGTTTTGGGCTAAAGACGATACACCTGTTTCACCTATAGCAGCTACAGGTAATTACGTGGTAATGACTTCGGCTGATCAAGCTGTAACTCTAGAGTCAACAGCTCCTCAAGCATATAACATAAATGGTTATTCTGTTAGACTTATAAAAGATGCTGGTTATAACGGTTGGAATGGTGATCCTGATTATTTAAGAGACAAATTTGTCAAGTTTAGTTATAGATTTAAGTTTGACGACAATGAATATTCTGTTGTAGCTCCTTTTAGTCAAGATGTTTTTATACCTGAACAAGAAGGTCAATTCTTAAATGACGATGAAACAAAAGCGTTTGTATCTACAGTTGTTGAGTTTATGCAAAATACAGTTAACAACGCTGTTTTAAATATATCTTTACCTAGTTTAAATATATTAACTGATTACAAAATAAAAGGTATAGATATTCTTTTTAAACAATCAGACACTCAAGCTTATCAGATATTAGAATCTATAGTTGTTAACCAATCATTTATAGATAGTTTAAATAATACAAATATATACCAATACAATTATCAGTCAACTTTACCTATAAAAACACTAACTTCAAAAGAAGCTGCTAGAGTTTTTGATAAAGTACCTGTAACTTCTTTAGCACAAGAAACGTCAGGTAACAGGGTAATGTATGGTAATTTTGTACAAGGAAAAAGTGGTCAAAAAGGTTTAGACTACTACGTAGACATAGATGAAAAAGAACCTCAAGTTTTTACTGAATACCCTCAGCACTCGTTAAAACAAAACAGAAACTATCAGGTAGGTATAATATTAGCAGACAAATTTGGTAGACAAACTGATATAATATTATCTAACTATGACAACCTATTAGACGCTAATGGTAATCCTCAACCAGGTTCTAATGTTTTTAGTGATTATAGTAGTGTTTCTTTTAATGGATCTGTTCCTGGTTGGAAAGGTGATACTTTGCGGCTTAATTTTAATAGCTTAATACCAGAAACAGCTAATGCAAATAATGTTGGTGGTTACCCTGGTGCTTATGCTGTAGGTAATTACTATACTATACCAACAACCGCTATATCTTATCCTATATTTTTTAGAGATTTATCAACTCAATCCATAACATCTACAATTAATCAAACTGTTTTTGTATTTAATGGTTTAGTTTATGATGACGCTATTCAGTCAGCTAACACTTATTGTGTATATAAAAATATAAATAATGGTTGGGAAAAATTAGAAGCAACAGAATATGCTATTGCAGATGATGGTAATGACCAACCTCAGGTTACTCTTACAACAGGTGCAAACGTAGGTGATGTAATAAAATTTGAAATATTATTTACAACAAATAATTATTATAAATATCAAACAGGTACTACAAATGCAGCGCAACCTTTATTTCAAGACTTTGCAACAACTTATCAAAATTATTTTACCGTAGGTAAAACTTTTGCAGGTCTGTTTACTGATTATGTAGAAATAAAAAACGTGACAAGCATAGGCACACCTGTTACTTCTGTTGAGGTTTTTACAAATCAAGAAGTTGCTGAAAAATATATGTTTGATCAAACTGGTACAGGTAGACCTGAACCTGCTTTAACATCTGGTGAATTACCTAGATCTTATGCTACATACGATATAAACGTTGATGGTTTTTATAGTTATAGAATAGGTGTTAAACAACAGCAACAAGATTATTATAATGTATATTTGCCTGGTCTTGTTAATGGATACCCTATACATGGCTCTACCTTAGAGCAAGGTGAAACAGCTTTTACAACATTAGTATCTGACAATATAAATAAATTGCCTAGAAACTTACAAGAAGTTGGTCCGTTACAAAACCAATTTACTAGTGACGAAAGAATATTTCCAAGAGTTACTAATACAGTTGCTGTAACAGCAAGTGGTATTACATATAGAAATACTCAGTTTGATCCTTCTTCTTCTGCAGATGACGTAGAGTTAATAGGTACAGTAAATGATATATTTCCTGATGTTGTTTTTGAAACAACACCAACCGCTGGAAAAGGTAATCCATTTTGTGTATATGATTTTTCTACAAATCCTTATATATCTAAAATATCTACACAACAAGCGATTGGTGTTAATGAAAGTTTATTTCTACCACCGCCAACAGGTTATGATTACCCTAACCCAATGGGTTTAGCTGTTGTTGAGACTTCACCTTTTGTTTCTCAGTTAGAATTATTTTACGAAGCAACTACAACAGGTTTAATATCTGATTTAAACTATGGTGTACAAAACACTACAGGTGGAATAAACGGCGTTAGTATTAGTGGAGATCAAGGTTTTTACGAAGATCAAGCAATTGGTTCACGTGTTACACCAGATTTTTTTCCTACCAGTGGCGGTCAAATAGATAGTAACTATAACGCTACATTAGTTTCTGTTTTTAATTATGCATATGGCACTACAAATTTAAATAGCACTAATTACGGTTTACCAAACGCTGATCAAAGATTTTCTTTACAACCAGGATCTGTTTCTGGTAGTTATAAAATACAAACTGAAGATACTTTTTACGCTGGAAAAATAACTGAAATAGGTGCTGACGCTGAATATAATGGTAGGTATTTAGCCACTGTGAGATTTACATTAGGTTCTGTTTCTGTAGATCAAACCGTGGTTTTACAGTTGTTAAATTCTCCCCCTACTATACAAACAGTTCCAAATCCTAATCCTACTGGAGCTCCTAACGATGAAACTTTATTTACTATAAATAATTCTCCTTTAGGTTTTAACGGTAGTGCTACAAATCCAGCTACAGCTGGGGCACCTGCTAATGCTAATTGGTCTATATTTCAACCTTCAAATGGTTTTGGATGGAGTGTTCAATCTGTAACAACAACAAGTCCATCTGGCGTTGTAACTCAATACACTACACCTTCATCTATACTTACTATTGTAAAGATAACAGATCAACAAGTTGTTGGTGGTGCTTTGAGATTTAAAATGGTTTCAGTTGGTGGAAATGGAAACACAGTAGGTTTTACTTATTTAATTGTTTTAAAATTAACAGATACTAGAGGAGCTACAGTTACAACAAACGTTGGTTATAGTGTAGCGGCAGCAACTTATTCAAACACTCAAGTTGCAGCTACTTATTATACTTCTGGTACAGGTTACACTACAAATGATACAGCAATGACCACTAATACTAATTTTGGTATAATCTCAGGCATGGGTTTATCAATGCCTAGATTTATAGGTCAAATTCAAAATTGGACCACGCAAGATATATGGTTAGTTGCTTACTTAGAAGTTAGTAACACTCCTCCCAATACATATGCAAATGGGTTTGCAATGCGTTTTGGTGAAGTTCAAAATGCTGATACGCCTTCAACTGGTACAATAGGGCAAAGATTAAATGGTGGCCCAGGTGGTACTGGTTATACTTTACCAACAGCTCAACGTGTTCAACTTAGTGGAGGTCCTAGCTTTCAAAGTGTGTGGTCTGGATCTCTTGGTAAATTAAAAGCATTTGATGCAAACAATGGATCCACATTAGGTCAAAGTCGTATAAACGCAGGTGTTAGACCTGGTCAAGTTAATACAGCTGGTGGAAATTTAGGTAACTACGATTACTCAGATTGTGCTTTAGTTAATTTAGCTTTTAGTATATCAGGTGGTTATCCTGACCCTGGCACTCTTTTACCACCAAACACTAGAACAGCATTACCTCCATACACTGTAATAGCACAACTATACTGGACAACTCAACAACCACAGTTCAACGTTACTCCCTATCAACCAACATTAATACAAAACCTTATAGATGCACC